GTTTTATTTGAACAGAAGGATGAAAATTTTAATAGTATAGCTAAAAACATAATATCCGAGGAGATAAATTATTGGATTCCCGAAATTTCAATTCAAGATATTCAGATTATTAATGTTGAAAACCCAATAGGAGACGATAATTATAAACTGAGAGTATCTATCAATTTTATGGTAAAACAAACTAAACAGTTAGATACTGTCATATTTGAATTGCAAAGTACCAGATTATAAATTTATGGCCACCGTATTAGATAAGAACTTTACACCACAATCCCGTGATATTCGGTATCTTGGTAGAGACTTTGATCAATTAAAAGCCAATTTAATTGAGTTTTCCAAACATTATTATCCTAAAACTTATAAAGATTTTAATAATGCATCTCCGGGCATGATGTTTATTGATATGGCATCATATGTCGGAGATGTTTTATCTTTTTATATAGATTATCAATTTAAAGAAGGGTTGATAAACTTCGCGGAGGAGAGAAAGAATATAATAAATTTAGCAAAATATCTAGGATATAACACACGGCCGTCTAGACCATCAACTACGTCTTTAGATTTATATCAAATTATTCCATCAAAGAGGGTGGCGAATGGTTCATTTGAACCAGATGAAAGATATTCACTCCGATTGAAGGAAGGATTGGAAGCACTATCATCAAATAGAGTTTCCTTCATAACTACAGAGGCTGTGGATTTCTCTCTTAACAGTTTAATGTTTCCACGCGTAGATGAAGTTTTTTCTAGAAACAGTTTAGGGGAGCCGGAATTTTTTCTTCTTAAGAAGTCCGTTAAAGCCTACTCCGGTAAGACAGTAACTAGAACGTTTAATATACAGGGAATGACTCCGAATTTGAGAATAGAATTATCAGATGACAATGTTATTAAAATAGTGAATGTAAAAGACGCGGACAATAATACATGGCATCAGGTGGAGTATTTGGCGCAGGATCTGATACAATTGCCCGTAGAAAATAATCAATTAAATTTTGAAAATTTTTCAAATTATAAATCTACGGTTCCAAATATTATAAAATTTTTGAGAACCAATCGGAGATTTATAACAGAGGTCGATGCTAATAATAAGACATTTTTACAATTCGGAACATCTACGGATAGTTTGGAAGAAGAAATAATCGTTCCAAATTCGGAAATATTAGGTGTTGGATTTTCCAACATAAGCAAATATAACTTAACTTTAGATCCTACCAGTTTTATAAAATCAAATTCATATGGAATGTCACCATTCAACACAACATTAGAAGTTAAATATATAATCGGCGGCGGAATGGATTCAAATACAAATGTGGATGATATTACAATAATAGGTAAGGTTGAATATGACGATAAGGTGGAATATTTACCAATCGAATTGAACTTGGTTAATACTATAAAAAATAGTCTACGGGTGAACAACTCTATACCGGCTACGGGTGGATCTGGTCAAGAAAGCGCAATGGAAATAAAACAAAACGCAATTTCCAATTTTGCTGCTCAAGATAGAGTCGTGACGCGGGAAGATTATATTTCTAAAGTGTTGAATATGCCCGCTGAATTTGGCAGTATTTCCAAGGTGACTGTCACATCCGAAGCAGATTTGCATGTTAATAACATAAAACCAATCCAAGGTTTAATTGATGAAAACAATAATATATTAATCGATGAAACTAATAAAGATTTTAGAAAAATTAATCTGGACGGTGTTAATCCTTTCGGCGTGAATTTATACGTTTTAACGTATAATGAAAATAAAAACTTAACTAAAGCAAATGAAGCTCTCATTTATAATCTCAGACATTATTTATCAAAATATAGAATGATTTCCGATAGAGTTAACATCATAGATGGTTTCATTATAAACATAAGCGTGGATTTTACAATACTTACATATTCCACATATAACAAAAAAGAAGTTTTAACAGAGTGCCTTAATGCTGTTAAACAATTTTTTGATATAGAATTATGGCAGTTTTCTCAGCCAATAAACATTGGACAGTTGGAATTGGAGATAGCAAAGGTGGACGGCGTTCAAGCTGTTGCTAAATTGGAAATAATAAATTTAGCTGGGGATGGATACTCAATTTACGAATATGATTTGAAATCCGCCACGAGGAATAAAATTATATATCCTCCCATCGATCCATCTGTATTTGAAATTAAAAATCCCGAGGTTGATATACGGGGAAATGTATTATAATATCATGCATAAATTTATATTATCATCTTCAGATTCATTTGTAACTAATAATATAAATTTCACATCTAAAAATTTTGGCAGAGATGAGATTTTAGAAATTTCATCGGAAAAAACTTCCGTGAGATCCTTCGAAATTACTTCGTCTAGGTCAGCGAATACAAGCTTCGTTGGATTGGAATTAAAATATTTCGTGGGAAAGATAAGCGGATCACTTGTTGGGACGGGTCACGTGAGCGGATCGATAAACTGTTGTGGATTGGTTATACCCGATCCGCATAAATGTTAAAATATGCACCATTTCATATTTTGTAAAAAAGATTCTCTGATATATAATGATGAATCCGTTAGTTCTAAAAATTTTGGACTTGATCCTTATATTGAGGTGGGGTGTGTAAATAAACTCTCCCGAACGTTCAAAACTTCATCATTGGTATTGATGGGCAACTCCAATGAATTGATAGCCCGATATGTTCACAATTTCAACGGTATATTCACCGGAGCCATGTTCTGTTCAACCGGTAGCATCAGTGGATCTGTAAACTGTAATTGTGACCCAACACGTATAGTGGACGAGTTTAATGATTCCATGATAGATGAGTCTGGTAATTTTATATGGTTAATTCCGCCTGAAGACATAATTCCATAAATTGCTCTGACATACTTATATTTAAACATATGGCATTAACATTTACAGTAACTCAATTTATAGGAACAACCGGAAGCAGTTGTGTTTCAGGAAGTGTAGTAGGGGCATTCAGTGGGTCGGCATGTGGATTCACTGGTAGTCTTACCGATTTTACAGGTACATTGACTGGATATATATCAGGTTCATATTATGTAGAAACGAATAGATATGTTACTGAATATAAGAATTTTATAAAGAGATCTCTTATTAAATTTGATTTATCTGAAATAAGCAAATCCATTGCATCCGGTGACATTGATGATCCAAAGTTCACTCTCAATTTAAAAACAGCTGAATCTAGAGAACTTCCATTGGAATATAAAATATATGCATTTCCCATAAGTCAGAGTTGGACAATGGGAACTGGTTTGTTTGTTGGAAATGGTTCCAGTGACGGTGTGAGTTGGTTATTTAAAAATTCACAAGATACATCTACGACGTGGTATCCGAACATTGACGTGGATTTTAACATATCCAGTTCAAACTATTTAGACACATCTTCAACAGCTTCATTTTTGAAAGGAGGCGGAACTTGGTATTATTCGTCTCCACCAAGCTGTTCCAATAATCTCAGTCTAAGCTTTTGTTCCAACATATCCGGTTCAAGTTATATATGTTCTCAATCTTTTTATAATGAATCATCCGATCTAAAAATAGACATAACCAGAATTTGTAGCGCTTGGATATGTGGGTGTATACCAAATGAGGGAATAATCCTCATGACTTCCGAGGAGTTAAATCCAGCTGCTTCGAATAATTTAAAGTTCTTTAGCAGAGAAACTGATACCATTTATTCGCCATACATAGATGTTAAGTGGGACGATTCTACCTTTAACACGGCTAGTTTATCTCCCGTTACGTCTAGTTTGGGTGTGAACGTGTCTATAAAGGGGATTAAAAAAGAATATAAAAACGGAACAAAGATTAAATTCATAGTTTTTTCTAGAGAAACCAATCCGGTTAAACAGTTCGTTTCCGCACAGTCAAACTATTTAACTCCGAAATATTTACCGTCATCTAGCTATTATTCTATAAAAGACAACGAAAGTGAAGAAGTAATTATAGATTTCGATGATTACACAAAACTTAGTTGTGATCAGTATGGAAACTATTTCTACTTGGATACAACTGGATTGCCGCAAGAAAGATATTATAGAATATTAATAAAATCCGAATTCGCTGACGGATCTATTCAGATTTTTGATAATCCAAATATATTTAAAATAACAAGATAAAATATGTCAGATTTAAACAAGTTTGGTCTCGAAATAAACTCTTTCAGAAATGGAACTTTGAATTATGAATTCAGCTTCAATTCGGTTGGTAATTTATTCTTCAAAAAAAACAGCGATGTGTTCAATCAACAATTTTTAAAGTTAATAGTTTCTAATTTAGAATATGATGATGATAAGATTTCAAAAATTTATAATTTGGAATTTGAGGAATTTAAATCTGAAAATAAACCTAAAAATTCTATGACGGATGAAACAGAGAATAAGATACAAGAATTAGAGAATAATATCGAAGATTTGCGGTCTCAATTAAAATCAAATACCACATCTACAGATGTGGATAGATTGAAAGCCGAATTGAACGCAAATAGAGATATAATAATACAATTGAGAATTGACTCCGGTGAGGGAACTTCACCAGATGATTTTTCAGATGAATTTCCATACTTCTCAAAAAACACTCTGAGACAGTTCTCTAATTAATCTACTAAAATATGTCACAACTAAACATAATAGGAGAATCTAAGAATCGGATAAATACTGTAAGTTATCTGAATTCTAAAGAAACCTCTTTGTTTTCCATATCTTCGAGTAAAGAATTTTTCTTCGGCGGTGCGGCTGAAGATGTAATAGAAGTGGGCATATATAACAGCCAAAAAGAATTAAGCACATTTACAGTTCTAAGCGGTTCTTCTTCGGAGGTTAAGGTATTTTATCAACATGAGGATGTCGATGGAAATATATTTACTGATTATTTTAACTCTAAGAAAAATAATCTCATACAAGACGGTGAAAAAAACATCTTAATTTCCATAGAAGATATAGTTAATTCACAATCTATAACTTCAGATAATTTTTATCTATCTTTGAATCCAGTTTCCAACGTATTTTCACAGAATAATCCGTTGACAATTAAGGAAATAAGTAATTCCAGAAAAGAAGTAAAATTAATAAAGTCATTTAAATCGGAAAAGATATATGATGATATAAATGTTACGTTCAACGGTGACCAAATATTATTTGATGGAAAACAATATATATCGATTAAACATGGAACAGTATATACACTGAAGATAAATGGTAACATCGACTTAATACAGTTCAGCGAAACGAAAGATGGAAAATTAAATGGTGGCGTGCAATTCACCGGGAATATAGTATATAAAAAGAGTATGCGTGAAATAATACTAGATACAACTGAGTATTTTCCACTGACGTTGTTTGCTTATAACAAAACCAAAAAAGAAAGCGGTGTAAAGATAGTCTCCGATGGCAAAATAGATTCAAACTTATTTAGATTAAACACGGAGTTTTTATCTTTAAGTCCAAACAATTTTATTAATAAACGAATTTACGATGATGTAGATTATTACATCAACTTGTTTAATTTGACGGATAGATTTGAATCCTCAAAACTGAATTTTAAATCTAATATAGAATCCTTGAAGAAATTATTTTTATTGACGGATGATGATGGCGTTTTGGATTTTATAAAATCAGTTTATTACGGAGAGAGTTTCTATGACAATACCCTCAAGAAACAGACAAAACTATTGGGAATAAAGGATTACATTTTAAATTATTTTAAATTTAATTTTGAATTTATCAATAATTTCGACTCCTTAAAAGGAGTCGTGGATAATATAAACGTTTCAACTTGTACTAAAAAACTATTGTTAAAAAACCCAAGTTCTAATTTATCAAATCGGACTAGAATTCAATATGAAGAATCTCTGAGGTATCTTGTTATACTGTTCAATGACTTCTTAACCGATACGTTCCGTATAATAGAGATTGATTTCAAGAATAAATTTAAAAGTCCATTAAAAAATTCTTTAAATTTCGGCGGAGGGAAATTATACAACATATTAAATTCAAAATTAGAAAATGAAACTTTTTATGTAAAGTTAAAAGAACCACTTCCAACCGATATTTCAGTCGGAGACCTATGTGGCGTCTCGAATACTTCTATAGAACCATTTTTTCAAAATGTAACTTTTGAAAACTTAATTTACAAAAATACTATAAAATTATCTAATCCTAATTTTTCTATAGATGTAAATGAATCTTTATCTACGAACTCACCTACCAAATATTTTAATTTAAACCAATTGGAACTTGATAGAGACATTAAAAATAAAATAAGTTTAAATAAAAAGTCATCGGAAATAAATGTAGATTATTCATCGTTTTACAACTTTGTTATTTTTTCTTCGGCTAATTTAAGATTGAAGATTTTTAAAAATAAGATCATAAAACTTTCTTTATTAACTAATGATATTGATGTATTAAATGAGATTGATCCAACTAATTCCTCTGTAAATGACACGTTAAATGTTTATAATAAAATAAAAAATAACAAAGAAGAGGTGGATTCTATAATCGATAGTTTTGATGGATTTGAATCATATCTTTATAAAACCGAAAAATTTGTCTATAATAGTTCTCTTAAAAAATTCGTAGAAAACGAGTCGTCATCGATTGGGTCATCTTATGTGGAGGATATGGAGTCGGAGTCTGTAGAATACGATAGAAATAACAGAGATGGTTTATTAAACAATACTCCCGAATATATTGTAAATGACGATGAGAACGATGAATATTTGAAGTTTTTGAGTATGATAGGTCATCACTTCGACAACATCTACTTATATATTTCCAATATAGGAATTTACAAAAAAATATCACATACTAAAGATGACGGTGTCACCGAAAGTATTGTGAAGTATATGTTAAATAGTTTCGGATTTTCGATGCCCCCCGCATTGACTGGAAATTTAGAACAGATTGATATATCTGAAAAATATCTTTCATCAGACGACTCATCTGAACTTAAAAATTCGGTGTCAATAAATGAAAAGGTGAAGATCATATGGAAACGGATGTTGATAAATCTCCCATCGATTTATAAAACGAAAGGAACACATGAATGTTTAAGACAAATATTCTCCATATATGGTATACCTAATAATTTAATATTGGTAAAGGAGTTCGGCGGCGGATATACAAAAAATGAAATAAATTCTACATATTTATCAGATGAAAAAATTAATTTGTTAGAGTTTATGGGGACGGATGATGAGTTTGTTGAATTTGTCAATTTGACGGATTATAAATCCATAGACTTTAAACTGTATATAGATTCATCAAAATATAAAACGTCAAAGGTAATCGTGCCGATACAGGACCGATTTACAAAAAGCGGTGTTCCGATTTATTCATTCGGATTTATAAAGATTGATAAAACATTTGGAAGTTTTTATTTCATAATAAAAAATGGGGATGAATCGTATTCAACTATAACTCCGCCTCTACATTTGTTCGGCGACCAGATTTTGTCGGTCATGTTAAGAAAAAATGATATAGATGAAAGATTTGAAGACGCGGTTGACGTTTCATCTATTCCAACGAAATATGACATATGCGTTCATAGAAATGAATATTGTTTAGAAACAATTGATAAAAAGTTTTCATTTTATTTAAGTGGATCTTTAAATAAAGTATTCAGCAGTGGTTCGGAATTGGTTTCATTCGGAAATATAGATCCTAGAATTAACATAATCTCCGAATTGGGGAATTTATTTAATCCTCCTCCAAGTGCGTTTTTAGAATCAGAGGAAAATTCTGATTCAGCTTCGTTGTCAAATTTATTAATGATGACCGAGAATATCCCATATCAGATTATATATGGATCTATATCGGATTATACGGTCAGTAAATTTTACGGGTGTCTTGATAAATTTACTTTTCAATCAGTTCCGCTTTCAGATGAACAGTTCCACTTAAAATGTAAGAATTTCAATTCTTATTATCAGGGACAACCATCGTCTAGTTATGATGATATATTGTTAAGATTTGATTTGGGCGTGCCGGTGGATATATCTTATAGTTCATCTTTGGACTGGAATTCTCCGCTTGACGGCGGATATGTGGTGGAAAATTCAAATAAGAAATATAAAAACACTTATTCGATATTATATAATTTCACAGGAAGTAATTGTTCAATGAGGGTGAATTCAGGGAGTTGCATATCCGAGTCGTATTCATATTTCCCATACCAAACTAAACAGTTTAATATAACAAATGAATATTTTACAGGAGAAGTTGGTCCCAATAGATTTGAAAATGACAAAGTAAATCATGTTTCGTTGAACATGACCGAGGATACACTGTCTCCTGTATATTCTTTGACTTTTAAAAATGATAAGAATTTTTATAAAGATTCCAACCGACTTGGAATTTTCATTTCACCGATTCACGAAATAAACAAAGACATATTAAATTTCTTCGGAGATTACGAAATAGTGACAAGTATTTCTGATCCCCGTGAAAGGTTTGGTCGAAAATACTACGAGTTAGAGAATCTTCGAAATCACTATTATGGAGACAACTACACTCCCAAAGTTTTGTTCAGCGAACTTTTTAAAATTTACAAATTGTATGTTGATAGAAGCATTTTTGATACGCTTAAAAATGTTCTTCCAGCGAGGAATAAGATTTATAGCGGTATATTAATTGAACCGACAATACTAGAAAGAAATAGAATTGAAAATAAGCCATCTTTTGTTGCAGAAGTATCAACGTTAAGTTCAAGTATAAACTTAAAGGATATATTAAATGACGTTGATCGTGGAGAGTTTATAAAACAGAACGATTCCGACTTAACTGTTATACCGTATAGTAAAAATACATCCTTCGTGGATACAAGTTTCTGTGGATTTGAAGTTATTGCGGATAGTCCAGATAAATACATGACCAACATTTTCGTAGATCAGTCGGGGTCTGTGAATTTAGACGCTCAAATTTATACCGCTTATAAAGTTAATAATAAAAAAACTATAAGCTATTCCAATAACAATATTACATCCTCAAATGTAAACAAAGATTTTATCAGTATTCAGTTGGTGTTAAGCGGAAGCGATTTCACGGTTCCGTCTAATTACGAACTTTTAACCGATTTGAGAGATATTAAGCATATCAGCCGTAAAAACCTTCCATTTAGAAAAGAGGTGTATGGAACCGGCAGTCTAAGTTCCAATGATTTTACGTTTTTTGGAAAATCCAGACAAACTAAATTTACAACTATAAACGACACTGGACAGGAAAATAGAGAACCTGTGATAATTACATTGGTCGGTCCTTCTATTAAAAATACCCCACTGGGAGTTAGGTAATGTCGATATAGATAAAATAAAAATGAAAAAGTGAATTTAAAAACTATTTATTGAAAGATTACATATGGCATATCTAGATAACAAATCAATCGTCGTGGACGCAGTTTTAACTAAAAAGGGAAGAGAACTTTTGGCTAAAAACGGAAGTTTGAAAATCACATCGTTTGCATTGGCGGACGATGAGATAGATTACAGTTTGTATAACGAAAATGCCAGTTCCGAGGAATTGAAAGAAATAGCTCTCATAAACACTCCGATTTTTGAACCAAATACAGATGAAACTCAGGTAATGAAGTTTAAATTGGTCACATTGGAAGAAGGAACGACTTTCATACCTACTGTAACTATTGCCCAAGAATCCATAAATGTGGCGTCAACCTATACAGGTAGACATGTTATAACTCCTGCTACAAATCCACCGAATTATAACGTAAATGGAGGTTACACCGCTATTTTAGGAAATACGAAGGTTGGAATGTTGACCGTGACAATCGAAGCTCCATCATCGTCTACGGTTGGAACTATAACGTCGTTTGCAGGAGATACATCATCGGAAAGTTCACAGGCAGTAGTTGGATTAGAGTTTTCTTTCACACCTTCGGCAAGATTGGCAAAAACCACCACAACCACACTCACCATTGTAGGAAATGAGAGCGGTGGCGGCGTTAGTATACCAGTCACCGTAACCGTCTAAGTTAAATATGGCCACTTTTAAAATATATCAATCTTTCGAATCGTCCGATGTAATTTCGGGAAAAACAAATGCGATTTCATCTGGATTTTTCCCTGGTGGAGAAATTACAATGAGTCAGTCTTCGTTTAGAACATCCAGTGTTCAGGTCAAATCCACTGGATCTAATGGTATATATGATGTTCTCAATGGGACATATTATACAAATGTTTATAATGATAGTATAGCCAATCCACAGTTACTTTTTTCTATATCATATGGAGATTTTAATGGCAACGGAGTTAAAACCGGAAGCGTATTTAAACACACAAAAGCAGTTTATTCTCAATTTAAAAACTTATTACTTGGAACGGTTGACCAAGATGGGAAATTTAGTTTTAAAACTGGTAGTTCTGCGACGTCTACCTACATAACTAGCTCTGAGATATTCATTCTTTCCTTTTCATCTGATTTAATGCGGGATCAGATAGATAAAGGACAGTGGTCGTTTGCCATAGCAGGAGCAAACACATCGGGAGCTATACAGTTAGTAGATGAATATGCTATTCTAACCGAATCTGAGAAGAAAGAACAGAGATTAGTTTATCAAATTGTATCAGGATCATTCGATTATTCAACTGGTCAAACAACCGGGGTAGCTGAGTATCAAGGTTTGGGATTATTTTATCCAAAAAATGGAATAATGATTCTTAACGCGGATAAGGTAAGACAATACGCTGGTCATGCATATAATAATCTAAGCAGTTCAGCTGAAGATGTTTCAAATCACCGTACATTGTTTCCAAAGATTCAGTCAGCGTCGGGTGTGATGCGATTGAGGAAATCGGAACTTGTGCCGTCTACTCATTATTTCATACGAGTTAAAAATCAAGATTTTAATTTTTCAAACAACCCATCCTTCGTGTATCAGACTGCCACATCCGACCATTCTAAAGGTGAGATAATAACTTCTTTGCAATTGTCACCCAAATCTTATATTACAACCGTAGGTCTATATAATGAGATGAATGAACTACTTGCTATTGCAAAATTAAGCAGACCTTCGAGAAAATCATTCGATTCTGAGGTGTTGGTGAGGATAAGACTTGATTTCTGATTTAGTTTAAAATACCGTTTCACTTTTAAAATCAAATCTATAATAACAGAATCCATCTTTGTCTCTACTTATATACAAGTAATGTATATTATTTATGATTAAAAGTCTGTTAAAAGATGATATCAATGTTGTGCCATTTGTGGTTTCAAAGCGGTGGCACGCGACGAGTAAATCTAATCCAAGTCTGTTACTTGCAAATGTAGATTACGAATATACGGAATTTGTTGTCTTGTTTATAAGTGAGTCGTTGACAAATCAACATCAGTTTATAAGTGAATCTAACGCCGGGGACTCATATAATTTCAGGTCTGAATACCTTTCGTCATCAATTGCCGCGTTTTTTGTAAAAAATTTAGCAGTGGAATTTATGGATCATGGAGATGGATGGCAACTTAGCTGTTCATCTTCGGCATTTAGTTCCAGTAAAATTCCATATAATGGACCAGTATATGGATTCGATCTTCCAATGGATGTGCCAATCACAAATTCTTCATGTAATTTGTGCATGGAACAATCCGAGGACAATTTCGTTACCATAGAAAACGGAGTATTTGTTGATAGTTACGTAAAGTTCGACCCGGAAACGGAACCTCAAAATTTAAATGACACATTCAAGCGAATCACGCACAATCAAATTAAAAATTTATTTTATAATGATTCGGGAGATCCAACTAGATTATTAGGATTAGAAAATTTTGATTTGTTTTTAGATTCCAAGAATAGAGTAATTTACAATAATCTCAAAGTAGTTACTATACCCCAAGCTTATTTCGGAGATTCGATTGTAAAAAACAGTGTGGAGATTTTAGACAATACCGGAGATCAATCCTACACTATAGTAGATGATGGCGTCGGTAATTTATATGCGAGGGATAAAGTTTTTAGCGTTATAAAAAATGATCAAAATAAGATAATTAAATATTATAACACAGCTTCAGTTGTTAAGTTGAATTCTGAAGGTTACATTCAAATTAACGAAACGGTTGAGGATAATCCTTCTATAAATTGGTTATCTTACAATGATAATGAAATTTACGTCCACCGTGATATAGCAAGTTCCTTTTTTGTATATGGATATGACAGATCAAAGGTAATAAACTTCGCCTCCGCGTCTTCTAATTTCATTTATCTGGGACATCCATCGGCGTCGAATTATAATGTAAAAGATGAAATTCCACATGAAAAACTTCTCGGGTATTTGAAAAAAATAGAATGTGGAAATAATTTCGTTGTAGCGTTAACAGAAAACGGAACGGTGGTTTCGTGGGGAACCGCATCTATGACCTCAGCATCGACCTTACCCACATTCAGTGAAAATATTATAGATATATCTGTTGGAGATAGACATGCTATTGCCCTTGGACAAAGTGGGAGAATATATACATGGGGAGACTCTAGTTTTACAGGAAGCATTCCGAACCACGTCGAAAATAATTATAAATATATTAAAGCTGGGCCAAGCGGAAGCGTTGCAATACATGTGAATAATAGAATATATGGATTTGGCCACTCGTCAAATTCACTTTTGAGTGCCATCCCACATGTAAATAATGTCTCAAAAATTTCATTTGGCATCAATCACGGAATGATACTTGATAATAGTGGAAATTTATATTCATGGCAATCGGGGAGCACATATAGTCAGTCGATTATTCCGGTTGGTTATTCTCAAAACGTAACGAATGTAGAATGTGGTGATAATCATACTATAATTTTAAATTCCGATAAAACAGTGGCTTGTTGGGGATTGAATACTCTGTCACAATCAGCGGTGCCATTCGGCACTACTATTCAGAACGGTTCATATAAAGTTGGTTCACTCGCATCGGTTGGATTAAGTGAAATTACGAATGTTTTCGCAAAGGGAAATAGAACGGGAATATCTAAAAGCCGGGTTCTCCAACCATCTACATCTAAAAGTACTAGACTTTACGCCACATGGGGAATTAATCCATTGATTATTCAATATAAAGTTGCACAATTTTCTATTGGACGGGATTATAATATGATAGATTTAAATAATTTATATCAGAAGTTAAAATACAGACTATCACACGATTCTCCTAAAGTATTAACTGGAACATATGGAACAGATGAATTTTTGACCGGTAAATTCAGAATAAATTTCATTAATGACAATGAGTATAATTTAGATAATTATTTTATAAAAATACCAACAGATTTAAATAAACACGGAGACACCTCCCCAACTTTTTCAGAGTGTGAGTTTCCCATTGAAAAAATAAATAATAGAGAAAATCATTCTCATATATCGCCGACATTATTAACAATATCAACTGGTTTAACTGAGATATATTTAAGTTCCAATACATCCGAATCTTTAAACTCCAATCACAGTTATGTTGGTTCCAGTGTTCAGCTTACACGATTAACCTCTTCCATTTCATTTGGAACGAATGGTTATAGAGATTATAACAATGTCATGGTTGGAAAATTCATATCATACAATCCGAAAACTAAACTTCTAAATGTTTATGTCACTGATGTAATCGGTGAAGGAGATTATGATAATTGGGCAGTAGATTTTAATAGAATTTCAGTTGACGAACTAATTTCAGAATTAAAGTTGGGGGATAATATATATGGCAGATTTTACACCTCTGGCTCGTATGTAACTTCATCGAATTATAATTCAATAAGAAATGATGAATTATTTACAACTACTTATTTAAAAACAAATAATAGTTACGATCCATATTATTGAAATGCAAAAGATATATAAAATAGATAAAAAAGATTTTGGATATTCGGCTGCTATTGATGAGCTTTACGCGTTGATTGGAAATCCGTCTTTCCATTCGTTTGATACATGTTCGGCTCGACGATTTATTTCAGAGGGATCTGTGGATGTATATAAATACGACGCTATAACCAAGGATGAATTTGTTTATGATAGAACCATCAAAAGAACAGCATTCGAACAGTTTGTGTTGTATACAGAAACCTCTACAGCAGATTCAGGAAGTACAGATTTGACCACTGAGTTATTTGGATCTATATCAGCTTCCGCCGATTTTTTATTAGCCGACGCTGACAATGTTCGAGTTTTCGAATCTGATTTTGGTAGATCAATCGATATGTGTGGATCTTTATCGGCGATAGGGTCGACCAAGGTGGTATATTCGTTATTACACATCGACGATGTCATTCGTACAGAGGAAGGTGTGGTTGAAATTCACGATGTTTCACGACCCGACTCTTTAATATATGCTATTTATCCAAAAGATGTCACAGTCACATCATTTGATACAGGTTCAAATTCCTTCGGCTGGTCGGTGTCGATAAATGATAATTTCGTAGCGATTGGAAGTCCACATACGAACAACACAACTACAATCGGATCTGTTTTTATATTTAAAAGTGGATCATCCGGCTATACGTTTCACAGTAGGCTTACTGCTAGTAATGCAAATGCTAATATGTATGGTTCATGTTTGAAGATTGATAAAAATTTTAATAAATTGGTGGTGGGATGCGGCGCAACGGCTGGGTCGACATCGAAGGTATATCTCTACGAATATATTTCGTCTTCAAATTCTTGGTCGGAAATAAAGTCATTTTCATCAGATAGAGTTGTTGAAAATTTGAATTTTATACCGGTTCCACAATACGGCGTCGATTTAACAAACGGAGATGGGTTCGGCAATTCCGTGACAATATACTGTTCATCCTCATCGGATATCACGGTGGCCATAGGCGCACCATATGATAGAATTTATAACGAATATAGTGGTTCAGACTGTTATAGAAATGGGTGTGTATATGTATTTGATTTGACGGAATGTCAATTGAGTTCGTCATCTACCACTTATTGGAAACAAACTAAACTTTTCGGCGATGGTGATGCCTTTAAATTTAACAGATTTGGACATGCGGTAGACATATATGATAAAAACTTAGTAGTCTCGTCGCCCAAATATTTCTCAGAATTCAGTTCTTCATATATTCAAAATACTTTATTCAGATCTATTGATTGTGATGATATTTCGGAAAATGATTATTTGGGAATGTTTTACATATATAAAAATACAGACGGAGATTGGAATAATGTTTATTCCAAATATAAACCTATAAAAAGATATGGATACCCATATAACTTTTTTGCTCACGACGTTTGTATTTTTGATGAAAATATAATCGTTGGTTCTCCCATATCTATAATAGACAAAATTAGACGTGTGGTCACTAAAATTGCAGCGGGAACGTATCACACCTTGGCGCTGACTTGCGACGGCGAGGTGGTGGGGTGGGGAAACAACGACTTTGGTCAGTCGAGCGGAACACCGTCGGCAACGGCTTTAGGAAATACAGTCACATTGAACGGGTTTGCCTTGAGCGGAGTGACGGCTATTGCAGCAGGTTATGGGCATACGATGGCCTTGAAGAGCGATGGCACGGTGGCGTTTATCGGCCGCGCGGCGGACGTGGCCATCACCGGCGGCTTAAGCGGGGTGACGGCTATTGCAGCAGGTTATGGGCACAGCGTGGCGTTGAAGGGCGACGGCACGGTGGTGGCTGGGGGAGAAAACAACTATGGTCAAACGAATGTGCCCGCTGGCTTGAGCGGGGTGACAGCCATTGCGGCGGGCGCTATTGCTCTTCACACCGTGGCGTTGAAACAGGACGGCACCGTCGTCGCGTGGGGACACAACAGCGATGGCCAAACCACAGTGCCCGCAGGCTTGAGTGGGGTGGTGGCGCTTGCCGCGGGTTATGCTCACACCTTGGCCCTGAAGAGCGATGGCACGGTGGTGGCGTGGGGAAACAACGGCTCCGGTCAAACGTCCATTCCTGCCGGCTTGAGCGGGGTGACGGCCATTGCGGCGGGTAGTTATCACACGGTGGCCTTGAAGAGCGATGGCACGGTGGTGGCGTGGGGAAGCAACGGCAATGGTCAAACGAGTGTGCCTGTCGGTTTGAGCCGGGTGACGGCCATTGCGGCGGGAGGGGAGCACACCGTGGCGTTGAAGAACGATGGCACGGTGGTGGCATGGGGAAACAACACCTATGGTCAAACGACCATTACTGATGCAGTTATAAATGACCGTACAAAATTCCAATCAAATTCATCAATAGAGATATTGGGAAATAATTCGATACCATTGGAAAATGTAAATGGAAATTTCGGGATTTATAATCTATTCGATTTTGAGGCCAACCATCACGTCGGCAACGTCTTTTATAAAACGGGAAAAATGGTTCTATCCACAAATAATTCCATTTTTGACGAGATTTTTGAAAGTGATGTGAGTGATGAGCCAGTATATGATATTTACTACAATAGTAAGGAACAGTTATATGAGAAAGAGATAATTTGTACTATCAACCCAGGCGAGTTCAATTATTCCACGAATCCTACATCGTATTACAAACCCACATTTTTATTGGATATAAACAAAAATGGTCAATTTGATTTTGAAGATTGTGATAAAATCTTACGATCAATTTACAGAAAACTTACAGGCGTGGAGACGTGGTGGAATACGTTTAATATAGTAAATCCAGAAGATCCAGTATCATTTACAGATAAAGTTGAAAGCAGTCTATTCTACCACTATGTAAGCGCTTCCTTTAAAGATAAAAACTCCGTGTCGTTGGTATCCGAAAAAGTTACAAATGCGGAATATTCATATATAACCAATGATTTAAATTATGTTTTGGATATAAATTCAGATGGCATAACTGATGACGCTGATATGCAGATTATCTGGAAATATTTTATAAATACTTTAACGCCTATTAATTATAATTTCTTTATAACTTCTAAAAGCGTAGGAGTTAGGAGTAAATTCACACAAGCATCCGACTATTTAGATGAAATAACAGGAAAGAGAAACGTTCCTACTATACTCGATGGATTTCAAACCAGGTGGACATCTGGGTCTATGAATCCTACCAGTTCATATATGGTCCCATATATCACCACCGTAGGATTATACAACGGATTGGACTTGGTAGGAGTGGCTAAATTGGGAAGTCCTATAAAAAATGAAGGATATTTTCCTTTAAACTTTATTGTACGATTTGATATTTAATTTATATTTATATACATATGGCAAATCCCACTGATAGACAATCCTTAACTTTAAACATGGAAGATAGATACAAGAAATCCAATGCCGGCGGTGCATTTGATGCAAAGTCGGCCGGTGAAAAACTCACTGATGGAGTTCCGAATGATTTCGCGGACGGATTTACAAAGGGCGGCGCAAATACCGGCCTTCCGAAAAAAGATTCCATGTTTTTAAAGGGACATAATACACAAAAATATAAAGGTTAAACTTTATAGGTGATATATATCACCAGATGATTTTAGGGTTTGATGCGTCAACTTCAACCGTAGGGTGGGCTTTTTCCGATAATAATCGGATACTTGACGCTGGTTTTATAGACATAAAAAAACAAGATTCTTCTAAAGAAAAGTCTTTTCATGTTATTTCACACATTGAAAAAAATCCACTTTTCAAGAAAGTAGAAAAAATTTACCTCGAAGCTGCTTTAAGCGGATTCGCGGGGGGATTCACATCACAACAAGTCATAATAAAATTATCAAGATTTAATGCCATCTTCGAATATATTTTAAATGAACATTGGAACAAGCCTGTAATTTTATTGAATGTAAACACCGCGAGAAAAAAGGTTTTGGGAAAGTGTAGAGAAAAGGGAATAAAGTCAAAAGACTTTGTAAAAATGTATTTAGAAAAATTGCACGATATACATAAGTTCGATGTGTTAAATAAAAAAAACAATTGGGATGTTCGAAATTCGGATATGTATGACGCTATAATCTTATCTTTAAATTAAGTTGGCGCCTTCATTTAAACGTGTTATTCTTAAAGAGATGTTATCACAAGAAGATACAGTTTCCATATTAAACAAGGCTCTAAAACAGAGCGCTAGACTCAGGAAGGGAACTGACGCTGTATATTTCTGTCCGAAGTGTAAACACCATAAAAGGAAGCTTGAAATTAATATTGTATCAGGTAAATACCACTGTTGGGTTTGTAATCTATCCGGCTTAAACTT